TCAAACTATTATTTTATCAATGGCACCAAAGTACATAGGGGTTTAGTAGGTGTAACACCTGTTGACTCTGAGATATATGATGCTCCATCAACTACTAGAGCAACTATTCGTTATGTCAAGCAGCGTCTTATCTTGGCTAAAGGAAATATTTTGTATGAACTTAATGCTAATGCAAGTGCTTCTACTGTTCTACCTACTCCTTTGTATACCCATCCTAACGGTCAATGGGTATGGTCAAGTATTGCAGAAGGACCACAAGCTATCTATGTCTCAGGATATGATCCAAATGGAACTTCATCATCTGTTTTCAAAATTAGTCTTAATACAGTAACTGCCAACTCTCTAGGTTTTCCAACACTAGAGACTCCTACTGTAATTATTGATATGCCAAACGGTGAACGCATTAATGATTTTGATGTATACCTTGGTGTCTATGCTGTCCTTGCTACTAGCGCTGGATTTAGAGTAGGTATTGCTAATGCAACTGGAGACATTCAATATGGGCCGTTGCTATTCAAAGATGCTGCCTGTACCGCTATCGCTTTTAGAGATAGTTTTGCTTACATTTCAACCCTTGTAGATAGCGAAGCAGGGCTAGTACGAGTTGACTTATCCACAACTGTTATAGCCAATGATCTGTATTTCCCTTGGGCTTGGGATCTTATTGCATCCGGTGCTGGAACAACTGCCACTCAAGTTGCCTTCTTTGGTAACTCAGACCGAGCAGCATTTGCTACAGGTAATACCATCTATGCTGAATCTACAACTAGCCTAGTAGCAAGTGGTTACTTACGTACCGGCTTTATCCGTTACAACACACTTGAGACTAAGATCTACAAACTACTACAGCCTCGTATTAATACATCCAATGGTGGACTCAGTATTGAATCCATTGATTCAACTGATACTGCATACAATATTGGTACATTCTCACAGGGAACATCTGTTCCAGAGATCAACGTAAGTTACCCAAACAGTTCACAAGAGTACCTTGGCTTTAAGTTTACTATGACTAGATCAAGCACTGATGTTTCTAAGGGGCCACTCTTTACTGGCTACCAATTAAAGTCTTTGCCAGCAGTTCCCCGCCAGCGCCTGATCCAATATCCAATCTTCTGCTATGACCACGAGAGCGATAAGTTTGGGAATGAAATAGGTTACGAAGGATCTGCCTATGAGCGTATGTCTCAACTAGAAACCATTGAAAATGTTGGTGACACTATCCGCGTTCAAGATATGAGAACCGGTGAGTCATACTTAGGCATCATCGAAGAGATGGATTTTATGAACAAGACCCCAGAGGATAAAAGGTTCTCCGGGTTTGGCGGCACATTACTCGTAACGATACGGACAATCTAATGACAGCACAAGATTACGCAACGTTAGTAGTTGCAGTAATGACTATCTTCGGCGGCTTTGCTACTGGAGTTAGATGGATGGTCAAGCACTATCTAAACGAACTTAAACCCAATGGTGGCAGCTCGATAAAGGATTCCGTCCAAAGACTTGAGGATCGTATTGACGATCTGTATAAACTGATAGCGGAGAAATAATGATTGCACTAGCAAAGAAGGCAACACCGGCAGCCATTGCGGTACTACGCCAAGCAACAGCGCACTTTCCTAAGCGCAAGAAGGCAAGTGATGGACTACTGCCTAGCAAAGCGCACGTAAACCAGAACCCAAACTCAGACCACAACTCAGGTTATGCGGTAGACATTACGCACGATTCTGTCAATGGTGTTGATTGCGTTATTGCCTATATCGAATTGCAGAAAGATCCCCGAGTTAAGTACTTAATATTTGCTGGCAGAATTTGGTCAAAGGAAAAGGGTAGCAAAGTCTACACCGGATCCAACAAGCACGAAAAGCATCTTCACATATCCATAAAGGAGACTTGTGGAGAAGATACAAAACCTTGGTTCCCTTGGTTACCCCAACCAAAGGCCATAAATAAAGTAAAGGCAGCAGTCAGGCCATTACCTAAGAAGAAGGAGACAAAATGAATAAAGAGAAATTGATCGCTATCGCATCAACGTATCTCCGTGCTGGTATTGCGGCAGTAATTGCCCTATGGCTTGCAGGAGTTACGGATCCAAAGGCTTTGGCAACAGCAGGTATAGCTGCCATTGCAGGTCCATTGCTTAAGGCATTAGACCCAAAGGCAAAAGAGTTTGGACGTGGCGCTAAGTAATTAGCCCATAAGCGCGAGGCAAACAGAAAGAGTGGCTCCTTCGGGAGCCGCTTTTTTTGTGCCTAAAATATGCCAGAGTCACTATCGTTATGCAGGTGTGTCTTTAACCGGTGGCAGTTGGCACACAGGGTTTGCAGATTAGCAGGATCGTTGTTCCGATTGTTTCCGTCTATGTGGTCTACGTCGAGCTGGCTGCTGTGTTCAGGAATAAACCCGCAATGCAGGCAGGTGTCCTTCTTGTGCAGGGTGTATGGGTATTGATTCTTCTGGATGTTTCTTTTATAGACAGTCCTACAGCGAAAGCGACCAGCGGGAGTTGCGTTCTTCTTATTGCGGATCTTTATCTTGGTTGGACCACAAACTGAGCAGATTGCTCTGCGGTTTACTTCATCTACTTCAGATAATTTGTGCTTCATCTTTATCCACCGGACAAGGAACGCGGATCAAATTACCGCAGTTAACGCAGGTAGCATCAAGAAAATACCAGACTAGCTCGTAGTCATCAAAGGCCGCCATAACGTTGAAAACCTGCGACCCACAAGGACATACGTGGACGGGTCCAAAGGGTCTTAAATCGGTGCCAAACGGCTCAGGAAGGGTATCTGAGGGCGCCTTACGGCGCAGGAATGTAGGCATTACAAAGGGGTGGAACCGCATTGCCTGGCTCGGCTCCTTCCTGTGGTCAGTCGCCTCTCGGCTACGCCTCGGCCCTGACAAGGGCCGCCTCCCGTTATTCGCCTACGGCTCATATTGTACACACATAGCCTGCCAAATCTGTGTCTTGCGACACGCTGTGATATTCTTAAGAAATGACAACTCTGGTAGGAATTCAAGGACCTGACTTTGTAGTTCTTGCCGCTGATTCGCAGATAACCGATAACGATCAGCGCGTTATCAGTACGCAAACTCCAAAGATCGTGCGTGTGGGTAAGTACATTCTCGGCGTTACCGGTGACTCACGCCCTGGCGATATCCTTATCTATAACTGGAAGCCACCGATATATAAAGGGTCCGATCCTGTCGAGTGGATGGGTAAAAGAATAATCCCAAGTATCCAGCTCGCCTTTAAGGAGAATGGATACGAGATGGATAAGGAGGCAAACTTCTGCTATCTGCTTGCCTTTGATTCTATGCTCTTCTCTATCGGTCCAGACTTATCTTTTAACGCAAGTGAGCACGGTCTATTCACCGCAGGAAGTGGCGGCCCTTATGCACTCGGTTATCTTTATTCCTTGAAGCCACACTCCTACAAGAGCCTGCTAATGGCAAAGGTTGTAGCAGAAAGATCTGTAAAGATCGCGTCGGTTCTTGACATCAATACCTGTCCACCGATTCAATTAGTTACTCAACAGAGAGGGTGGGATGAATGATTTGGTTCTTGTTCGGTTTGCTATTTGGTTTCGTCGGGGCATATGCTTTTGACTATTGGCTTACAAAGAGGGATGAACGATGACACACGAACACGACTTTTCCCAAGATTTAGATGGGCAGATAACCTGTTCTATATGTGGAGCAATGGATGATGAGAAGGAGTTAGCGTGATTACAGATCCAAAGGAATTACTGCTGCACGTACTGCACTCTAAAGATGCAGGGCGTGATCGTAGTAAGCAGACACAGGTAGGTCCATCAGAGATTGGTGGCTGCCGGCGTAAGGTTTGGTACCGACTTAACGGACAACCAGAGACTAACGATAACCAGTCAAAGCTGGCAGCGATTATGGGTACTGCTATCCACGCTGCTATCGAAGATGCAATCACCACGCTAGATCCAGAAGGTAAAGATTACTTAGTTGAGACTCCAGTTGAGTATGGCGATATGAAAGCACACGTTGACTTATTTGTACCAGGTATTGGCGCAGTCATTGACTGGAAGACAAGCAAGGTAAAGAACCTTTCATACTTCCCAACAGCGCAACAGCGCTGGCAGGTGCAGGTCTATGGTTATCTGCTATCTAAGAACGGTCACGAAGTTAAAACAGTTAATCTGGTAGCCATTGCACGCGATGGTGATGAGCGCGATATCAAAGTCCACTCTGAACCATACGATGAAGTCTCAGCGCTAGAAGCGCTGCAGTGGTTGGATAATGTAAAGAACTTAACAGAAGCACCAGCACCTGAGAAGGATGTTAACTTCTGCAAACTTTACTGCCAGTACTACGACGCATCCGGTGAGATGGGTTGTGTAGGTTTAATAAAAGAACGTATCGTCCTTAGTGAAGTCGTGATTGAGGACGCACAAGTTGACACTCACGCATTAAAGTATCTGCAGTTAGATGAAAGAATTAAAGAGATGGAGAAAGAAAAGGATTCCTTGAAGTCATCCTTCGAGGGAACTACTGGCGTTACTGCTAGTGGTATTCAGATCAGTTGGACTTCCGTTAAAGGTCGTGAGACAGTTGATGCTGAACAAGTAGAAAAACTATTAG